GGCTAACAGAGGTAAACCCCTCCCCCGCCGATGAAGACGCCTTAACCCGCCGAGGAACACCCCCCTCACCAGCCGAGGAACACCCCCTTAACCCGCCGATGAACATAGAATACAGTAATAGAAACAGTAATAGAAACAGTAATAGAAATACTCTACTTGTCCGCCAACGGACAAGCGAGGTGAGTAAAACCTCCGCAGAAGCTGCTGAAATAGTCGAAAAAATGCACGAAATGATAAAAAAGCGACTACCAAACAGGGCGAACAAAAAGCGAACACAAGCACAGCTCCAGAAAGATATCGAAACTATCGAGAAAATCCACAGGCTCGACGGCTACAGCTACGCCGAAATTAACGCAGTGATGAAATGGTCGCAAGAGGACGACTTCTGGTCGCAAAATATTCTTTCCACCGCAAAGCTCCGTAAGCAGTTTGACAAGCTAGTGCTTCGAATGAGAGCCGAGCAGAAGAAAAAGCGGGACAATATCGCTTTCATTTAAGGGCTAAAAAATCTTTGAAAATCTTCACAAAAAGGCTTGATATTTTTGAGAGGGTACAATATAATGAAAGTACAATAAACGTAAGAGAAAGGTAAAACAATGCAAGAATGCAAGCACGAAAACGCTTATCTCGAAGAACCCTGCTGTGGGCGAGGCGAGAGCGGCTACGTCGAGTGCGCCTGCGGCGGAACATACGCGATTGTATGTCCAGACTGCGGCGAAGAAGTCGACGAAGCAACGAAACAGCGAGTTATAGAAGAATTGGAGAGTCAAGATGATTGCAGCGAATAGAACAGCCGCCCTAGCAGATAAACTGCTACAAATGGCGCTACACGACGAACTAGTAAACGGCGAGTATAACGGCGACCTGCTCGCCCTCGCCAACGAGCTGGCGGAGGAGGTAGTTCTGCCAATCGACAACAGCGGCGAGTTTATCGCCTTGCACGCCCCGCGAATGCAGAAGCGACACCTGGTCGAAATCCTAGCAGGCGAAACCACCCGCGGAATAATCGCGCCCGTCCAAATGGAAATCCAGGAAGGGGACGAGGTGCTAGAAATCTACTACGAGCCGCTCGCGAGCCGAATTAACAACCAAATATTCACGACTTGCCGAAAGAGGACAGACGACGGACTGGTAAGGTCAAGCACAGACCCTGAAAAGTTCTTAGAGCGAGCGATTGAGCGCTTCACACGCACAAAGCCTGGCACAAATTGAGCCACTACAATATAATAAAGTAAAGCAACTAAACAAGGAGAACGAAGTGGAAAAAATCAACGACATCATAGCAGAAATCAAAGACGAACTCGAAAAAATGGAGATAGACGTAGACAGCAAAGACGCACGCGCAAGCCTACGCTACGTGAGAGAGGCGCTCATAGAAGAGTCGCGAAAATCAGCCGACAAGCGCGTCGTAGGCAAGAACGGAGCGCGAACGCTCGCTGGAATGATTGCCAAATGGCTGAACCTGAGTCTGCCCCTCGACGGCGTCAACGTCGTCATATCGGGCGCGAATATGACAATGGTTACCTATCAGGGCTACAAAAACAAAGTGCTGAAATTGCACCCAAACGCGACCTTTGACGTCCAGGTAGTGCGCGAAGACGACGACTTCACAGTCGAAAAACAAAGCGGCAAGGTCATTTATTCTCACAAAATCAAGCCGTTTGGCAATTCAAAAATCGTGGGCGCGTACTGCGTGATTAAGACAGGCGACGCGGAACACTACGAGGGCTTGTCAGCCGAAGACTTCGAAAAAATGAAGAAGAGTAGCCGCAACAACTATCTCTGGGAAAAATGGGACACGGAGTTTTGGCTAAAATCGGTCATAAAACGAGCCTGCAAGCGCTACTTCTTCGAAGAAGTGAAAGACATCGACACAATCGACAATTCAGACTATGGACTAGCCGAAGAGCCGCAAGAGGACGCCTTTGAGCGATTAAAAAAAGCCGAAACGATAGCCGAATTAAAAGCTGCCTACGCGAGCCTAGCACCAGCGGAGCAAGCCTACGCCGCAACAGTCGCACGCGAAAGACTGCGAAAAATCAAGGAAGAAACTGCGGTAAAAGTCGAGGGCTAAAATGGACACGACAACACACGAGCAGGGAACTGAAGACTGGTACAAAGACCGCCTCGGAATACCAACAGCCAGCCGCTACGGCGATATCCTCGCCAAGCGCGGAGGGCTTGCAAGATACGCAAGCACCTCCCGCAAAAACTACCTCGCCGAATTATTAACCGAGCGGCTGACAGGTCAGCCATACAGCCGCTACGGCAAGACTGCCTATATGGATTGGGGTACACAAATGGAGCCAGCCGCAAGGCTCAGGTATGAACTGGAAACTGGCAACGCAGTAGAGGAGCGCGGCTTAAAGAAACACCTCTTCCTCGATACAGGAGCGAGCGCCGACGGAATAGTCGAGGTCGACAACTGGCGCGGCGAAGGCAAGGGTGGTATAGAAATCAAGAACCGCACGCCAGCGCACCACCTCGAAGCTTTGACGACAGGCAAAGTGCCGTCAATTTACATACCGCAAATCCAAGGGAATATGATGTGCGACAAGGAGCGCCGCTGGTGGGACTGGGTGAGCTACGCGCCAGACTTTTCAGAAAATGCACAGATAGTAATAGTGCGCGTCTATCGCGACGAGGACTATATCAAGAACCTCGAAATTGAGGTGGCGCTATTCATCGACGAATTGAAAGCCGCAGAGAAAAAAGTCCGCGAATATAACGTAAAAGTATTGTAGCGTTACATAATTTTTGATATAATTAAATCACAATAAACTAAAAGAAAGGGTACGTATGAACGAAGCCAACCAAGAACTACGCCAAGCCGCGTATAAACAAATAGAAGCAATCTCACCGCTTAAAATCAAATCAAACGAATTACTCGAGCGAGCCAAGAGCGTCAAAGTGGAAACAGCCGCAGACGTAAAGACTGCCAAGGAAGTCATAAAAGACATCACAGCACACAAGAAGTCAACCGAAGAATTACGAAAGAACTTCACGCGACAATTGGACGACGTAAAAAAACAATTCATAAACGCAGAGCGCGACATTTTGGCACCAGCCGAAGAAGCTCGCGGAATTGTAGCTAACGAAATCCTAGCCTTCGAGCGAGCTGAAGAGGAGAAGAAGAAACGCGAAGCAGAGCGCGTCTGGGTAAGCCTGCTGGAGATTAAGAGCGCGGTAGCAATCGAAGACGCAAAGACGCTAGAAGACGTCGAGAAGAGCGAAAAAATCGCCGAGGAGCGCATAGCCGCATTAAACGACGACGCGAAGCACCCGCTGGCTATTGCATTTATCGGCAAACTCCGCCAGGAAATCGCCGAGCGAAAAATCGAGCTGGCGAAAAATCCAGAAACAGAAAAGGAAGAAGCCGAGCAACAGCTAGAAATCGACAAGGCGAAAGCCCTCGCGGAAAAAATGGAAGCAGAAGCCAAAGCCGCCGCTCGCGCAATGGAGAAAGAGGCTCCAAAGACAGGCAGTCGCGAGAAAATCACGGTCGAAATCGTGAACGCGAACGAAGTGCCTCGAGAGCTTTGTGTACCGAGCGAGAGCCTCATCAAGGATTATGTAAAGAAAACGGGCGCAGACATCGTGCCTGGCTGTATTATTAAAAGAGAGCGCGTCATTTAAGAAAGGAGCTTATAAAATGGCAGACATTAACAACGTAACGCTGGTAGGAAGGCTTGTGCGCGACGCAGAAGCGCGCACCACTAAATCAGGTAAAAATATAGCCGCGTTTACAATCGCGGTGAGCGGAATTGAAAAAGAGTACGTCGACTTTATCGACTGCCTCGCTTGGGGAAAAACCGCGGACGTGGTAACAAAATACACGAGCAAAGGCAAGCGCGTCGGTATTGTCGGAAAATTGCACATAAACAAATACGAAACCAAAGACGGCGAAAAACGCTCGCGAGCTGAGGTTATTGTAAACAGCATACAATTACTCTCAAGCGCAGAAGCGTCGAAAAAAGAAGACGCAGAAGAAGCTAAACCGAGCGACGAGGTGAGCCTCGACGACATAAAACTCGACGAGCCAGTCGACCTATCAGAGATACCATTTTAAGAGGAGGGCGAGAGAATGAGGCAGAAAATTATAGACATAATAGCAAGGCTCTTTGTGAGCGTGGTAGTCTTCGCAATCGGAGGGCTAATAACAATGCCGCTGTTTATTTTTACAAACAGCCACAACTTCGTCGTGAAGGTGATAGCTACGACATTTTCAGTACTGGCTATCTTAGTAATTGCGCTGATGATTATAACAATCTGGGTGCCGCGAGATGAAGACCTCGACGACTAGACAGTATCCGCTCGAGGCAGAAGAACACAAAGCCTTTGTGAACTATCTCGAAGTTTTACGCCTGCCACATTTTCACGTGCCGAACGAGCAGAGCCAGCGAGCCTATCGAATGGTGAACCGAAAACTGGGAGTATCGAGCGGAGTGCCTGACCTTTTTGTTATAGTAAAATCAGAGCGAAACGGCAGAAGTAAGCTTATCGCTATCGAGATGAAGCGACAGCGCGGAGCGCGACCGACCGTATCGCCAAAGCAGAAGCTCTGGCTGAAAGAATTGAAACGCGCAGGAATTGACGGCTACGTAGCCTACGGCGCAACCGAAGCCATAGAAATCGTAAGAGATGAGCTCGACAAGCTCAGAAAGGAAGACGACAACGGTGAAGTATTTTAAGCTAATGCAGGACACGCCAGAATGCAAGGCTGGCGCTATGTTTTATCAATCGACAAACGGCGACGCTTTGGTATCAGTCGACAACGAAGCGTATGTTATCAAAATCGACAAAATAAACGACTTCGCAAAGTTCTTCGCGAAAGTCGACACGAAACTGGCGCGATATTTTAAGCCAGCGGTCGGCGCAAAGTACTACTACTTAACCGCAGAAGGTGAAGTGCGCGACACCGAAAACCGCGGAGAAATCACAGACGCGGCGCGAATATCACTCGGCAACAGCTTCGAGCGATATCCAGACGCGCTCGCCTACAAATCGGCGCTAATTGCACGAGCAGAGCTGGCGGCGCACCCAGCGAACCAGTACCAGCCGAACTGGAAAAACGCCTACAAAGAAATCAAAGCGAAAGAAGGAAGCTACGAAGCGACGAAACTCGTCGAAAACACGGTAGCCTACATAGTCGCGCAGGACAAGCGCACAGGCGAGCTTTTGGTCGTGCCTATGAGCGGAGCCGTAAATTATAACCCAATCGCGTACTACGCGACAGAGGACGACGCAAAGAAGGCGCTAGCGCAACAATCAAAGAATTATAAAACGTATATGGAGGCTCAGTAAATGACGAAGGCTAAAGAAATCACTCTGCCAGTCGCAGAGTACAAGAAATTAAAGAAAGACGCGGAAAAATGGCGCGCTTTCCACGAAAAAGTAGCCGCAAACGCGAAAAAACGCTGGCAGAAGCGCACACCAGAAGAGCGAGCGGCAGAAATGGAAGAGCTACGTAAGCACAGGAAGTATAACCGCCGTGAAGTATAGAAATCTTTCCGAATTGCACAAGCTCGAGGACAATCCTCGCACGATTGACAAGGAAAGCTTCGCCTCTCTTTGCCAATCAATACAAGACAATCCTGACTACTTCGAAGCGCGCCCGCTCATTTTAAGTAATAGAACAGGCAAGCTCGTTATTCTCGGAGGAAATCAGCGCTACGAAGCCGCAAAGAAGCTCGGGCTGGAAAAAGTGCCGACGCACCTTATCGAAGGGCTGACGGAAGAGCGCGAGGAAGAAATCACAATTCGCGACAACGTCAACAACGGCGACTGGGACTGGGATAAGCTCGCGAACAGATACGACTATGAGAAGTTGGACGAATGGGGTGTAGCAGTACCGACGGCGGTCGCGTCCGCAGACTCGGACGAAGTGAACCCTCAAGGCAAGCTGGCGCGCACATTTATCGCCCCCCCCTTCAGCGTCCTCGACGCACGGCAGGGCTACTGGCGCGACAGAAAGAAGCAGTGGCTCACGCTGGGTATTAAATCAGAACTCGGACGTAAAGGCGGTCTAGTCTTTGCGAACCTGTCTGGTTGTATACCTGATTATTATATGAAGAAAACCGAACTCGAAAAGAAGCTCGGCAGGAAGCTATCAAATGAAGAGTACGAGCGCGATTATCTTGATACTGAAAAGTATCAGAATGTGGGTACGTCAATCTTTGACCCAGTCCTCGCCGAGATTGCTTATACGTGGTTTAACGTCGACGGCGGAACGATTCTCGACCCCTTCGCAGGCGGAAGCGTGAGAGGAATAGTCGCGAGCCGTCTGGGCTATCGATACCTAGGACACGAGCTGAGAAAAGACCAGGTCGAAGCAAACATAGCCCAAGCTACAGAAATCTGCGCAGGCTATCCAGAGCCTGAGTACGTCATAGGCGACAGCTCAAAGACGGTACCGCAGAGCGACGAACAGGTCGACCTTATCTTCACTTGTCCGCCATACGCAGACCTCGAAAAATACAGCGACGACCCCGCCGACATAAGCAATATGGACTACGACGACTTCTTGAAGGTCTACCGCGACATTATCCAGAAGTCGGTAAACAGATTGAAGGAGAACCGCTTTGCAGCTATTGTTGTAGGCGACGTGAGGGACTCTAACGGTATTTATCACGACTTTGTCGGAGATACGGTCGACGCGTTCAAAGACGCAGGAATGCAGTACTACAACGAAATCATACTGGTAACAACAGCGGGTAGTCTGCCAATCCGCGCAGGCTCGACCTTCCAGAAGACGCGCAAAACTGGTAAGGCTCATCAGAACCTGCTGACGTTTTACAAAGGCGATATAGAGCGAATAGCCGAAACCTTTGCCGCGACGCGAGAAGTAGAAGACCAGTACGTAAAGCTCCTCTCTTTTTACAAAGGCGACCCGAAGCGCGTCCAGCAATACTTCGAGCCAATCGATGTCGACCAAAACGTCGATAACTTTGACGCCGAAGAATAAGGCTGGTATACTAAAATCGTGTTCTTACAGGCACAGGCAGAGGCGCAAATGCTGGTTGGTGCGCCTCGCTCCACTTCGACAGACACTCCGTAACAGGGGTGTCTTTCTTTTTCTTAAAAAAGTCAAAAAATCTTTACAAAAACCCTTGCATTTATTGAGCCGTTACAATATACTAAGAATACGACAAACGTAAGAACAAAGGAGCAAGCAATGAAAAAGCTTACAGCCAAAGACATCAACAACATTAAAATCTTTGCAGAGGCAGGCTACGCTATCCAAGCCAGCGACTGGACGAGCGGAAGCGGTCGCTACACCCGCCGCAAAGCAACTCCAGTATTCACAGACGAATATAACCGCGAGGACTTCAAGCACGCTCTAGAAACAGGCAACAACAAGCCACAGTGGGACACACCAGAGCGCACAGCCTACGACTTCTTCGTAAAGAACCCACGCGCTCGTAAGGTCTTGGTAATGGACTTTAACCAAATCCTAGAAGCCTTGAAGGGTGCAGAGATTAAATAATGACAGAAGCCGAAAAAAACCTCGAAGCCGTCGCCGACATCAAGCGGCGGCTCGGGTGCGGCGAATTGACGCTAGACGAAGCCAAAGCCGAATTAAAGCCAATCGTCGACAGAATAAACGAAAAGAACCGCGAAATTGCCAGGAAATACAACGCCAGAGCGCGCCTGGTGAGCGTTTCATCGATACTGAGGTAAGTTATCCACAGCTCCAAAAAATTATAAAAAATCTTTGACAAAATGCTTGCAATTTTCGAGAGGGTACAATACAATAAGACTATAACAAACGTAAGAAGAAAGGTAAAAGAAAATGGTTTACGAGATAAAGGTTACACAAACAGTGAGCGGCACTATCAACGTCGAAGGAGAAAACTACGAAGACGCAGAAAATAACGCTAGGCAATTTATCAAGAAAGACCCAAAGCACGTAGCGTCTATCATTTTTGACGAAACCTGGATAACCGAAGTAGGCTCTCAGGAAGCGCCTGACGAGGCTTCTGGCGAAACTAAGACAAACTAGCACTTTTATATAAAACAGCCCACAGAGCGCTCCAGACGAGCGCAGGGCGACAACATAACGCGGTGGTGCCAGCGAAAGTGGCACTGGGACGGCAAGACTTGAGGTCGCAACTTCCATAAACCTTTCAAAAACAGCCAGACCAGCGCAACAGCCACCGTTGCCCCTAAAAAATAACGGAGAGGAGTAAATGTATATAAAATTATCAGCGAAGGTAACTCGCGACTACGGAGCGAAAGAAACTCGCTCAAGACAATTCATACGAAGACAACTGATAAACAAGAACGGAGCGACCTGCGCGCTTTGTGGTGAACCAATCGAAACAATGAAAGACTGCACAATTGACCACATCGTGCCAATCAGCAAAGGCGGCTTAACGACAATCGAGAACTGCCAACTGGCGCATAAAAAATGTAACGCACATAAAGGAAATCGAGGAGAGCGTATCAAATGAATAAAATTAACTTCAGAGTTTGGGACAACCTAGAAAAGGCTTATCTTAACGAAGAAGACATAGCTATAGACAATCAAGGCAATATATTCATCTTTGAGAGATACGACAAAAACGACTCTGACTTGTGGTATACGCGACTACTACCAGACTCAGACAACAAGCGGCATATTATCGAGCAATTCACAGGCTTAAGAGATAAGAACGGTACAGAAATATACGAGGGAGATATTCTTATAGACGACACTGGCGAGCCTATCGAATACTGGGTGGTCAAGTTTTCAGAGGGCGCCTTTGTAGGCGAATGCACAGGCGTAACTGAGCTTCTCTCTGAATTAACAAATCTAGAGGTCGCCGGTAATATTAACGAAAACTTTGAACTAGTAAAGGAGGACTAAAAAAATGGCAGGAAACAGAGAGGGCGGCTTAAAAGCTGCGCAGAAAAACAAGGCAAGCAACCCGAACTTCTACAGGGACTTAGGACGCATAGGCGGAGCCGCACGCGTACCGAAAGGCTTCGCCCTGAACCGCGAACTAGCGCGCCGAGCAGGCTCAAAGGGTGGCTCAATCAGCCGACGACCGAAACCAGCAGAGAAAGCTGAAGTCGAAGACGCGGAAGTTTGATATAATACAGCTAAAGCACATTAAAAATCTATCTTAGCCGCGGAGCTAGAAGCACCAGCACAAAATTATTAAAAGATTAACTCAATTGATGATATACACACCGTTGGCGCTTCGACGCGGAGGCTCGTCGTACCTTTGTTCTTACGTAAAAGTTTTCTACCCGTTTATCATAAACATATTTTTTGCGAGCCTCCACCTAGCTCCGCGGCTAAGAAACAGAGGTAAACAATGAAAAGACAGACGCGACAATTAAGACCACGCGCAAAGCAGGTCGCGGAAATCCAGGGCTTGGGCGAGGGTTTTATTCACGCCCTGAAGCGAATTGCAAACTTCGCAAAAGCTGGTCAAGTAAAAAACACACGCGGCGCAATCAAGGACGCCAGTCGCTGGTCAATCGACTACGCAAGCGAACTAGCGCTATACGAATTAGAGCTTCTCGAGTATTGCTTTGAAAATGGCGCAGAGCCTGAGGAGCTAAAAGAATATATAGCAATGAGGCGAAGCGTCCACCGCGAAGCCAAAACGATACGGTACTGGAATGAAAACAACAGCAGGCGCGAACAGATACGACGCGACAAGAAGAAAGAAGCTCAACAATAGAGTAACCTCGACTAAAATCGAGAGGGCTATCGTCGAGGCGAAGCGCGAGTGCGAGGAGCTAAACACTATGCAGGACTACGCGCTCTTTTTGATTGACCACAGCGCCTACTGGCGCAGAGCGGGCTATCACGAAATCACGCGACAATTAAAAGACTACTACTCGAAACAGGGGTAGTAGTTTTATTTTTATGAAAGTTATCCACAGGCTGAAAAAAGTCAAAAAATCTTCACAAAAACCCTTGCATTTTTTGTGGGGGTACAATATAATTAAAACATAGCAAACGTAAGAACAAAGGAGAAAACGCTATGACTAAAAACTTTCAGCCTTTCACAATGAGCCTCATCGAGGACATCGAAGCAGGAAACGCAAAAATTGACGGAGGGGGCGCCGCTATCAGGAACCGCCAGACGGGCGAAATCAGCTGGGCTTACACCGAATACTTCACAAACACCAGAAACTGGAACAAGCTCCTAGCCTTTTACGACATCGACGCTGACACAATCGTCTACTAAATAAACAATAAACAAGGGGGCGACCACCACCGCCCCCCAGGAGATAAAAAATGACAAAACTATACAACACAGCACTAGCAACATTAACAGCCTACGCAATTGCACCCGAAGCAATCGCAACAGCGGTGCTTATCATAGCGCTAACAATAAATGCTATCATTTATATAAATAAAACCCAGCAGAGCGCGCTAGCCGAGCCAGCACGCCGAGCATTAAGACGACAGAGAGGACTCTAAAGATGATTGAAAAAGTCAATCCAGACCACCCAGACAAACTAGCCGACCGAATAGCAGGCGCCCTGGTAGACTACGCCTATGAGGAGCAGGACGCTCCACGCGTAGCCTTCGAGGTATTGCTCGGACACGGAGAGGTGAACATTATCGGCGAAAGCTCGGTTTATGTACCGAAGCGAGTAGCCGAGCAGATTATAACGCGAATATTGAAGCACAAAGACTACAACCTGAATATGCACATTGTCGAGCAGGACGTGCGCTTAGCCGCGAACCAAGCAGAAGAGCCACGCGCAGGAGATAACGGTATTTTTGTCGGTGAGCCAGCAGACAGAGAACAGTCGCTACTTTCGAAAATCGCCCGAGGTATTCACCAAAAATACAACTCAGACGGTAAATATATACTCGATATGAAAGCAGAGCGCCTCATTATCTGCCAAAGCGACGCAGAAGAAAACGCGCTGAGAGTAGACCTTTATAAAATCCTGAACGCTATCAAAGCCGAAGAGCTAAAGGACTACGACATAGTTATAAATCCACTCGGCTCGTGGTCAGGCGGCGAAAACGTCGACGCAGGAGCAACCAACCGCAAACTAGGCTCAGATATGGGAAGCGCCGTAACGGGCGGAGGACTTCACGGTAAAGACCTAAGCAAAGCAGACGTAGCCGTGAACATTTACGCGCATATCATCGCCACAGGCAACAACAAGCGCAAAGAGCTGTCCTGCGCAATAGGCGACAACGAAATAGACGGTGTTCCTTACAAAGACATCGTGCTAATCGCCAAGCAATACATCGACGAACTCGGAGGCTTCGAACGCCTCGCAGAATGGGGGCTAGCATAATGTAAAGGAGGGAGCGAGGAATAACGACCAGATACTAAACTAAACCAAGGAGTAAATAATAATGAACCCAGAACGAAGAAACGCACGCGACGGAGCTAACTACGTAAGAATACAGCAAGGACACAGCGTCCTGTTACATATAGCGCTAGCATTTTTGACCTGCTGTATCTCGCTAATTTTCACAATCTACTACGCAGTATCGCCGAACCACTACTTTCACCTATAAGAGGAGGCAAAAGAAAATGTTTAACAATAAGCACAAGACCGTAGACTATGACTACAGCGCAACCATAGACGAAATCGACGAGCGACAACAAGCACTGAACTACATCGCCGAATTGTCCGAAGCAGACAAGACCGCCTTCTTCGAAGCCGCGGAACTCATCTGGCGCGGATACGAACGACTTCGCCAAATGGAAAAACACACCGCGCAACCAACCACTAAACAAGAAGAGGAGAACTTAAGTTATGAAATCTGAGGAAGAACTAAAACAGCAAGCTAAAGAAATCCGTATGCTAGAATTAAGAAAAGAGTCTGGCGAGATGATTGACCGCGCAATAGGAAAATCCGAGGGCTTCTTTCTTCTACTAATCGTATTAACGATTGGTCTAAGCAACGTCATAGCGCAGGGAATAATTAAAGGCTTTGACCTACTGGGCATTTTGATACTCATCTTCGGTCTTATTATCGAAGTACGAACGATTAAGGAAGTTATGAGCTACGAAAGCGCACTAGTCGAAGGAGCCAAGCTGGCTATCTTTGTAGGCAAACGCCTCGACGAAACCGAGCGCGAGGAAGCCATAAAGAAAGCCAAAGACGCAGAAAAGAAAGCCGCTCCAAAGACACGCAAGCCACGCACTAAGAAATCAGAAGCGAAAGCAGACGAAAAACCAGGCGACAAAGCAAGCACCAAATAAAGAACGAATAAAACAGGCACCTGAAAACACAGAAGGTTCCGAGAATAAACAACTCTCGGGGCTTTTTGATATAATGCAATTATGACAGAGAATACGCAAACAGAGGTAAAAGAACCGACAGCTCCAACGAAGGACTGGACACCAACGCCACCAAGCAAAGAAGCACAGAACGCGAAACGACGACGCGACGCGGTTATGATTGAGCATAAACTGGCAGGCGATGAGAAGAGTTTTACAGAGCTGGCAAGGGAAACCGTCACTGTTGACACATCGCAAAAATTGAAGCGTGATAAGCACGGGCGCTTCATAAAAGGCACGGGTGTACCAGCAGGACTAGCCGTAAATCCACAGAACCGAAGCGCTGGCGGCTGGACTAATAAAAATATGATATCTTACTGGTACAAGTACTTTATGAAAATGACCACCGCACAGGCGCGACGCTGGCTATCGAAGGTACCAGAAGACGAGAGAACCGTCGCGCAGGAGATAGCCTTTGCAAGAATTACCGACGCACGCAAGGGCGGTAAAATCGGATTGAACACAACCCAGGAAATCACCGACCGCACCGAAGGCAAGGCACCGCAGTTTGTGAATACAAGCATAACGACCTCATCAATCGAAAGCCTGAACCTGACAAACGAAGAACTCGCACAGATTGCATTTAACGACGTAGAAGAGGACTAAAAACCCGCCTCACGATATTTTCGCGAAAGAAAAGACAACGAAAAGTCCGGGAAAATGAAAACCGAGCCGAAAAAACGGCTAAAAATATATCATATGGAGCATATCACGCAGGAACAGGCTCGAGAAATACGCCGAGAACTACAGAAGCAAGCGCTCGTAAAGCTAGCGCCATATAACCTGTACGCCTACGCGAAGGTTATGCGCCCGTCATTTTATCGCTCAGACCGTCCGCACTTGAAACAAATGTGCGACATATTGCAATACTTCCTCACCGAAGACCACGGCTATCAATTCTTACTACTCGACGCACCGCCACGCCACGGAAAGAGCCTGACAGGACAGACCGCGGTGGAGTGGGTCTTTGGCAAGAACCACCTGCTGAAAGTTATGACAGGGAGCTACAACGAAACGCTCTCGACAACCTTCGCCGAAAGCGTGCGCAACACGATAGCCAGCCAGAAGGCAGAAGACCAGACGGTCGTCTATAGCGACATCTTTCCATACACAACCCTCCAATCAGGAGAGAGCAGTAAAGCGCTCTGGGCTTTAAAAGGAAGCTACGGCAAATCATACCTGGCAACCAGCCCGAAAGGAACAGCAACGGGCTTCGGCGCGAACCTGCTCGTGCTTGACGACACAATTAAGAGCGCAGAAGAAGCACTGAACGAGCGAACGCTTCAGCAAATCTGGGACTGGTTTACAAGCACAATGCTTCAGCGAATGGAGGGCGACTGGCGCGTTATTGTCATTATGACACGCTGGGCAACGGGCGACATCGCGGGCAGGATTAAATCCTCATACGGCGAGGACAAAGTGCTGGAGCTGAACCTGAAAGCAATCGACGAGAACGGGAATATGCTTTGCCCGAGCATTTTATCGCGGGAGGACTACGACCTTAAGACGCAGGAAATGCTTCCAGCCATAGCCGCCGCGAACTATCTCGGCGAGCCTATGGATATCAAGGGCGTACTTTATAAGAGCCTGAACACCTACGCGATTATGCCGCAGACCGATGACGAACGCGTCTGGGCTTATTGCGACACCGCAGACACAGGGAGCGACTATCTCTGTATGATTGTCTACAAGATTATCGACAGCGAAGCGTACGTGCTTGACGTAGTCTTTACAGATGAGAATATGGACACGACCGAAACAGAGGTCGCGGATTGTCTTTATCGCAACAACGTAACGAACGCGACTTTCGAGAGCAACAACGGCGGACGGCTTTATAGTAAGAACATCGAGCGCAGGCTCAGCGAGAAGTACCAAAGCAACAAAACCGTCATAGAAGCAGTGCCGCAGACGAAGAACAAGGAAGCTCGTATTCTTTCATCAAGCGCGTGGGTGCAGAAACACGTGTATATGCCTGAATCGTGGAGCAGTCGCTGGCGAGCTTTCCACACCAACGTTGTCAGCTACCAGAGCAAAGGCAAGAACGTACACGACGACGCACCAGACGTCCTCGCAAGCATTTACGAGCATATCACCGCGCAATCACCACCTGTACTGTATAATAAAGACATACTGACGAACGGCACCAACATCAGCCGTCGCCGCGGATTATTCTAAGGAAAGGAAACACCGCCAAAAATGAGTAAAGCCTTCAAACCATTTACACAAGCACCAGACACAGACCTGCACAGCGTCGACGTAGTCAAAGCCGCGATAGCCTACAACACGAAATTAAAAGCGCGCCTCGACAAATTAGAGAACTATTACTTCGGCGACCACGACATCAACAGCCGTCAAACGCAATCAGGCGTAAACAACAAGGTAGTAGTGAACCACGCGAGCTACATCACCGACGTCAATGTCGGCTATTTTCTGGGAAGCCCCGTGGACTATGAAACCAAAGAGGGTGTGAATATCGAGCCAATTATGGACGAATACGACCGCCAGGTTATCGCCGACCTCGACAGCGAAATAGCCCGCGACGTATCCATTTACGGCTACGCTTATGAGTACATCTACACAGACGAGAACAGCGCTATCTTCAGCGCACACTATGACCCGCGCAACGTCGTGCTGGTGCGCGACAACACCGTCAAGCAGTCGAAAATCGGCGCGATTATATACATACCTCAGACGGACGACAACGGAACCATTAAGAGCTATACGGTTTATATCGCAGACAAAGAATACATAGCCGAATACACAACCGAAGCCGAGCCTAAGAAATTAACAGAGGTAAAGCCAAAGCACGCGCACGCAATGGGCGACGTCCCAGTGATTGAATACCGCAACAACCCAGCGCGCACGGGCGACTTTGAGGGCGTTATCGGATTGATTGACGTTTACAATGTATTGCAGAGCGACCGAATAAACGACAAGGCGCAACTAGTCGACGCAATCCTCGCGCTTTATGGCGTGTCATTAACCAACCAGCAGGTAGAAGACCTGAGAAATAACCGCGTCATCTCATCGATACCGAAGGACGCAAAAATAGAATACATCGTCAAGCAATTAAACGAGTCAGACGCCGAAACACTTCGCACTTCGATTGAGAAAGATATCCACAAGATAAGCAAGACGCCGAATATGAGCGACGAGAACTTTGCAGGCAACTCGTCAGGGGTAGCCTTGAAATACAAGCTTTTGGCAATGGAGCAGAATATCAAGACCAAGGAGCGCTACTTTGAGCGCGGACTTATGGAACGTATGGCAATCTACGCAAGCTTCCTGAAGGTCAAGAACAACACCGAGCCAATCACCGCCCGCGACGTTGACGCCAAGTTTACGCGAAGCCTGCCAGCAAACGACCTGGAAGTAAGTCAGATGATAAACAACTTAACCGACCACGTCGACGACGAAACGCTAATTAGCCAGCTGTCCTTTGTCCGCGACGCCAGCGAGGTTATCGAGCGATTAAAAGCCGACAAGGAAGACGAGCAGGCAAGCAACGCCGACGACATCAGCGACCTCGAAGAAATCGAGCCAGTAAAGCCAGCAGAGCCAGCAGAACCAAAGCCAGAAGTAGCCGAGGAGTAGGCGCGTGAAGTCCGCGGAATACTGGAAACAGCGCACCGAAAGACGCGGCGCGGATATAAGCCGACACATCGACAGACAGTCGGCAAACGTTGCTAAAATCTACTCAGACGCGGCGAAGATTGTCCAGCGCGACATCGAGCGCACCTATCAGAAATACAGCGACAAGACGGGAATAGATGTCGGACAGCTTAAGGAGTTGCTCAGCCGAGGCGAAACCGACCGCTTCTGGAAGACCGCCGAGGGCAAGCTAAGCCGTCAATATATCAAGGAGAATTACAAGGCACGCATAACACGCCTCGAGGAGTTTAAGCACAACATCTACGCGGAGGCTATGACAATCACGAAGCCACGCATAGAACTCTCCACGAAAGCGCACGCCGAAACTATCAAGCGAAGCTACCTGAGAACCGCCTACGACATCGAGCAAACGACAGGCAGAGCGCAACAGTTTACGCAGATAAACACCAGAAGGCTAAACCGAATGCTCGCCGAGCAATGGAACGGCGCCAACTACAGCCAGAATATCTGGAGCAACACCAACAGGCTAGCCCAAGACCTGAGCCAGCGCACCGCCGCAGGGCTTCTGGCTGGCAAATCGCCGCAATATCTCGCCCGAGAAGTACGCCAGCGCTTCGACGTGGGCGCTTACGAGGCAATGAGGCTTATACGCACCGAAACGACCTACTTCGAAAACGAAGCCGAAGCCAGGCTATACGAGGAGTTAGGAATAACGGAGTATGTCTTTATGGCGACGTTAGACACCCGCACGAGCGAAATATGTGGCTCACTGGACGACAAGCGCTTCAAGCTATCAGAGCGTGAGGTAGGCGTGAACTGTCCACCAATGCACCCCAACTGTCGCTCGAAGATTAGAGCATACCTAGGCGACGACGCAGAGCCAAGCCTAAGACGCTCACGATTAGAAGACCGCGAAGACGTCGACACAGCACCGAGTGAGGTCAAGAGCTACAAGAGCTTCAACGACTGGCAGAACGACGTAGGAGCCGAAACAGTCAGCGCGAAACCAACAGCGCCACCAATTAACTACGCCATAAACGATGTTATAGGCACGCAGGGCGAGCCAATGGAGCCAGAGGAGGCTATCAAGGCAAATCCACGCTACGACGAGAGTGGAGGCTACAAGAGCAACTGCCAGAGGTGCGTCCCCGCATACGAATTAAGACGCCGCGGCTACGACGTCGAAGCTTTGCCAAACACCCCGAAACTCAGGCGCGAGTTTAGTGGGACCATACGCGAAATGGAGTGGCTCTGGAAGAAGGAGGTCGACTTTTTGGGCTGGAAGAAAATCGACGGCAGGCTATACAAGTCAGAGTACCCCGAAATGGTCAGCCACACGAAAGAATTGCCAGTCGGCGCAAGGCTTCAGGTATTCTTCTACGCCCGCAACGGACGCTCAGGACATACGCTAGTCGCTGAGCGCGTGAAATCCACGGCAGGCAATCCAGACGGACTGCGGTTTATCGACCCGCAAAACGGCGAGAGCTTTGGCGTGCCGCCATATAAAAATAAAATGACCAGGTGGGGCTTTATGCGCATAGACAACGCGAAAATTGACACGGAAATGCTTCCGTATATCGTGAGAAAATCAAGCAAAGCACAACCGCAACCGAAGAAAGGAGCGAAGAGATGAGCATAACAGCAAGTAGAGCCGAGCTACTGGTAGGCAAGGGCTACGAGAACGTGGGCGAAATAAAGGGCTTCCTGGTTTACGCGCCGAAAGATGAGGAAACGAAGCTAAAACGCCCACATTATCTGGTGGTCGACAAGAACACAGGACGCCTGAGGAATATTTACTTCGAGCAGTTCTCAGACGACGAGGAAATAAACGCGCCCTTCCTGAAAATCGACGCAGAAGTAAAAGCATATGAGAGTTTATTCTAAAATATGTTACAATTTAAGCAAGCAGGACTAAAGCCGAGCTTGTTCGACGGAACTGAAACGGCAACCTTTAAGAAAAGCTGACGAGCTAAAAACGGTAAAAGGAGATTAAGGTGAAAAACGACAACGCCGAAAACAACGAAGCGCAAGCAGTAGACAACGCCACGCAGGAGGAGAAGCAGACAGACAGCCACCTGTTTACACAAGAAGACGTAGACAGAACGGTAGAGAGCCGCTTAGCCCGAGAGCGCAAGAAGTACGACAAGGAACTCGACCGACGCATAGCCGAGTACGACCGCCAAGCCAAGCTTAGCGAAGAGGAGCGCGAAGCAGAGCGACGAGCGCAATCGGAACGCGAGCTAGCAGAGAAAGAGCGACAAATCACGCTGAGAGAAAACCTCTTTAACGCGAAGAACGTGCTTATCGAAAAAGGCATATCTCACGAATTAGCAGAGCTGGTAGTAGACGCAGACGTTGAAAAGCAGGAGCAGAATATCGCGACTTTGGAAAAACAGTTTGGAAAAGCTGTGAAAGCCGCAGTAGCAGAGCGACTGAAAGGAAGCACACCGAAAGCTCCACAGGAAAGCGCCTCGAGCGCTCAAAAATACGGTGAAGTAACCGTCATCTAAACAATTAGGAGATTATAAAAATGGCACAGGACGCTAAAAGCATTTTGAGCAACACAGACAAAGATAAATTGGCTGTGAGCTACGGCTACGTTATCGAGTCAATCCAGAAAGGCTCACTAGCCGCACGTTTTAAGAACAAGGACTTGTCAGGCGACCCAACAACGGGTAGCGTCGAAGCAAACCGCTTTGTAAACGCGAAGGGTAAAGACTACGGCACAGCCCGCACAGCAGCTAAAGGCGACGCCCTGAACAACAAGGGCAAGGTCTTTGTCCAAATCGACACAGACCGCGAAATTGTCGAAGAAATTGCACAGAAAGATATCAAACTACGCGGTATTCCTGGCATTATCGACAGCCGCAAGAAGAACCACGCACAGACTGTTATCTCAGAAACTGACGCTAAATTCTTCAGTGTTGCCGAAACAGAAGGCTCAGAAGTAGTCGTAACAGCAGAGCCAACAATTCAGGACAAGGTTGAGGCTCTTATTCAGGCAATCGAAACGACAAAGAACGAGTACGTCGACGGCGTTGACCGCGAGATGATTAAATTGTCTTTGACTCCAAAAGCCTACGGTAAACTACGCAACTACTTAGACACTGTAAAAATCGGCATAACCACAGACGCTGAAGAAATCCAAGCCTTTCACGGCGTAGAAGTAGTAAGCAACGTACGCCAAACAAAGGACGCAATCGCTTTCGTAGACGGCGCAATTGCACAGCCACTGATTGTCGCACAATACGACGCAGAGAAGCTACCTTTGTCAAACGACTACGCCGCAGAAATGTTTTACAACTACGGCACCAAGGCAGTAACACCTGACTTGATTAAGTTCGCAACAGTAGCGTAATAAATCAAAGCAAAGGCAGAGGCGGGGGAAACCCCGCCAAAGCCACAAGGAGAACAAAGTGAGAACTTTCGAAAACGTAACAACGGGAACACTCGAGCGAGTAACCAACGAGGCAGTCATCGAAATGATGATTAACTCAGAACACTACGTCGAAGTAACCGAAGAGGCGGCACCAGAGCCAAAGAAGGCTAAGGCAGAAGCGCCAAAAGAAGACTAAGAACGAGGCGCTACACGGCGCCTTATTCAGGTATAAGGAGGAACGTGAAACAGGAGCAGAAAGAGCGAATAAAGCTACACATACAAAGCCTACGCTCGAACGAACAACAACGCGACGAAGCGCTCGAAGACTTCGTTATTGAAGAAATCGCAGACCGCGTCAAATTATACCTGAACGCCGACGAAATCGAACCGCGACTCGAAAGGATTGTAGCGCGAATTGTCGTAGCCAGCCTGGCACAAGCAGGCGAACAAAAAGCGAACGGCAACATCGAGCAAGCAGTCCAGAGTATCAGCGACAACGGTCAGTCAATCTCATATAAGGACGGTGTGAAGAACTACTACGCAAGCGCAACCGACAGCGAGCTATTAGGAGGCTTTGCAGAGCTTCTGGCACCGTACAGGAGGGCGAACGTTGCGGGGGCTAGATAATATGAAAGCGGCAATGGCGCGGACATTTTACGACAAAGAAGCCGAGCTATTGAAACGACAGACCGCGAAGGCTTTCGACGGAAGCAATCGCACCACATACGTAACGGTCGGCAAAATCGTCGGCAATATTCAGACATCGGTGAGTCGTCGGCTTATCGAGAACTACGGCTTGGACGAAGACACGGAGCTGACTATCACAATAGCTCCATTATCGCCCGCAGAGATAGGCGACAGGCTAAAATACGCGGGGAAAGTTTATGTCGTACAATCGATAAAGCCGCGAGATAGCCACGTATTGATAGCCGCAACGAGCGTAAAGCTATGAGCGCGTCTATATCTTTCCAGAACCTGGGTCAAATCCAGGCTCGCTACAGCAAGCTAGAGAAAGCCAAAGGCGTGGCGGAAGCAGTGAACAGAGCCGCGCTGGAAGTTGAAGGACAAGCACGCGCACTCGCACCCGTCGACACAGGAGCGCTCGCGAATAGTATCACAATGAAGCCAGCGACCGCGAACGGCGGCGAAATCACGGCGGAAGTATACACAGACAAAGAATACGCGGCGTATGTTGAATACGGAACAGGTCAGCGCGGAGCGGCAACAGCACAGAGCCAGCCACTGAACGGCTCAATTGCATACGGCGACACCGCAGGGCAGGTAGCCCAACCATATATGAAGCCAGCACTCGAACAAGTGCGCAAGCGTTACGCCTCAATAGTGAGGTCAGAGATTAAGAACTAAGGAGGAGAAACGTGTCAGTATCGCGGAAATACATCTATGATATGCTCAGCTCGGTAGACCCAGAAGCGGACGTCATACAAGGAGCAACGGCTCAATTAACGAAACTGCCAGCAATTACCTTCTCATTAGCAGGCAATCAGACGAAGTACACGCTTGACAGCGAATATATAGGCTCAATGACGGTCTATAAAATCGACATCTGGACGAGGGACGCAACCCAAGCCGAACAGCTTCTCCAGCGCACGAGCGACATATTGTGCGCCGAGGGCTGGGCAATGGACAGCGCGAGCGATATGCCTACAGCGCAAGACGACCTCGTACATATCACATCACGCTTCCACGGCGTGATATGCTAAAATAAAAGCGTAAAGCAAGAAAGGAGTACCACTATGGCAGGTACACGAACAATGGGAACTCGACTCGAAAAAGTCAAGGCGAAAGACGAAACCGCAAACCTAGTTATTGGTAAATTGACCTCAATCGGCGAAATCGGCGTAGAGAGTGATGAGCAAGACACAACGACTCTGGACACAGAGGGCGGCTATAAGGAGTTTATCGCAACCACCAAGGACGCAGGCGAGGTAGCAATCGCTGGTAACATCGTCAAAGCCGACGAGAAAGGCACTATTGCTAAATTGCTAGCATTAGCCGAGAACCAAACAATGCAAGAATGGATTGTAACATATCCGTCAGGCGCAAAGTGGCAGTTTAAGGGCTTTATTAAGTCTTTCAAGGACGGCGAAAAGACCGTCGACGGCTTGGCTACTTTCTCCGCAACAATCCGCGTGAGCGGCAAGCCAACCTTCACCCCAACAGAGCCAGACACTCTTTAAGGAGAACAAAAAGCGAACGGGTGGCGCTATATCCACCCGACCACAGCAACATAAACGAGGTACTCAAAAATGGCAGAAGCCGAGAAGTTAAATCTAAAGTTTAACGCACGAATAGTCGACAGTATCGAAAGAGCCGTCGGCAATGTTTCTATCGAACATATCGCCGCAGACGGAAGCGTGCGCGCTTTATCAAAGATATTAGAACACGCACTGTGGGACGAAAACGCTCAGCGATACGGCGTTAGCTCAAAGGTAGCCCTGGACACACTCGACGCACAGTTTGAAGCAGGACGCGACAAGTACGATATTATGTTAGACGTAACAGAGGCACTCGTGGAGGCGGGTTTTTTACCGCAGAACACGAACGTCGAAGCGATGAGGCGCAACAAAGCCGAAGTGAACGAGGCTCTGGCGGACATAAACTAGAACGCAGAGTATCGCAGGCGCTAGGTTTATCGACATACGGCGCGCAATGGCGCCACCACGAAATCACAGCGCTAGAAATAGGCTTAGACCTGAATTACTACTGGGGATTAACGCCAAAGCAGTTTCAAAAGCACATAACGGCGTACCATACCAGGAGAAAAGAGAACGAAAAGCGAACAGACCAGCTGAACTACCTCCTCGGCGCTTACGTCGGCTCAGCTGTGAATAACGGAAAGCATTATCCAAAAGAACCTTTCCTATCGCAAAAGAAGCGGCGCGCAATGACTTCCGAAGAGATGGAAGAGCAAGCAATCCGCAACACGATTAAATTAGGAGGTAACCTACAATGACAGTCGACGAGCTAAAGCTGCTTATAACCGCGAATGCCGACCAGATGAGAAAAGAAATTGGTCGCGCTCGCGCAGATATTGACGCAATCGCTTCGAACGCGACAAAAGCCTCGTCGACCGTTTCGGGTTCTTTCCGCGGAATGGGCGCAGGAGCCGTCGCAATGGGTGGATTAGTAGCCGCTGGTATATCAAAAGCCATAGGCGCTATCACATCGACCCTAGGCGACGCCGTATCACGCGTTGATACGCTAAACAACTTTCCGCGGGTTATGGGCAACCTGGGTATCTCAGCCGAAGACGCCCAAAAGTCTATAGATTATATGAGCCAGAAACTCGTAGGACTTCCAACAACCCTCGACACAGCCGCAAGCGCCGTGCAACGATTGACAGCCGCGAACGGCAACGTCAAAGCCAGCACCGAAATGTTCCTCGCAATGAACAACGCCATAATTGCAGGAGGCGCGCCCGCACAGGTACAAGCGAGCGCAATCGAGCAATTAAGCCAGGCTTACGCAAAGGGTAAACCTGATATGATGGAATGGCGCAATATGATGACCGCAATGCCTGCTCAGTTGAAGCAGGTGGCGCAGTATATGGGCTATGCCAGCTCGAACCAGCTAGGCGAAGCCTTGCGAAGCGGAACCGTCAGTATGAACGACTTTATGAAGGCTATGATAGAGCTGAACCAGAACGGCGCTAACGGAATAAAGCCTTTCTCAGAGCAAGCCTTAGGCGCCGCGGGCGGAATTGAAACAGCTATCACGAATATGAAGACAGCCTTCACCCGAGGGCTAGCGGACATTATGAACGCAATCGGTCAGTCGAACATCGCGGGCTTTTTTCAGATGATAACAAACGCGATTAACGCCGCAATACCGTACGTAGTGGGCTTTGTAAAGGTTATGGTTATGGCGGTGAGCTGGATAGGCTCACTCTTCGGCGGCGGAGGCAAGAAAGCCGAAGGAATGAAGAAGGCAGTCGACAGCGTCGGCAAATCAGTCGGTGGCGTAGGCGCAGGAGCGGCAGGAGCAGGCAAACAACTAGGCGGAGCCGCAGGGCAAGCAAAGAAGCTCAAGAAAGAGCTGGCAGGCTTAGCGGCGTTTGATGAAATGAACGTCCTGAAAGAGCCAGAAGACAACGCAGGCGGTGGCGGCGGAGGCGGTGGCGACGCAGGCGGCGGCGGTATGGATATGAGCGGCTTAGACTTTGACCTTGGAGATATGGACAAGGGCGCAAGCAAAGCCGACGAAATCGCGCAGAAAATCAAGGACAGCTTCCTGAAGGCTTTCGAAGTTATCCAGAACACGAAGAGCTGGCAGGCTTTTGCGAACGGCGTAACGAAAATCTTCGGAGCATTAGCCGACAACGGCAAAAGAATATTCACGAGCATAAGTAACATCGTAGTAGCCGAAGCGGGCGCTTGGTCAACCGTCATCAGCCAGCGCGCTGGAGAAATTGACGAACACTTTGCAAATCTCATAACATCAATATCAAACACAACCGCAACGCTGGCGAACGTATTGCTAGCGCCATTTACTGGCTTTTTCGAGGGGCTAGAAAGCGTGGTAGTGCCGCGAGCCGAAGAAATCGCCAACAATTTTACTACCGCATTTTTGGGCGCTATGGATATCACCGCGAAGATTAGCGAGCTGGCGAACTCTTTCCTAGAGCCATTAGTAGAGCCATTAAGGCAAGGCTTCTCAGACATCGGCTACTTGGCGGGTACAATACCCGCAGACCTCCTTCAAGGGCTAGCCGACGCCACGCCACAAATCGTGGACAACCTGACAGGTCTTATGGAGAATATGAAGAGCGTCTTCACACAGATAAGCACAATCGTAGGCACAATCTGGACAGACTTCACAGGCACCCTAAAAAGCACCTGGGACACCTACGGCAAAGACATATCGAAGGGAATAGGCGAGTTCTTAGGCAACATCACGGGAATATTTAAGAGGCTCTATAGCGAAATATTGGAGCCAATTATTAAGCCGTTCTTAGACGAGTTCCAGAAGGTCTGGAAGGAGCAACTGCAACCAGCACAAAGAGCCATAGCTGACTTTATCGGCAAATTAGTAGTAGGAGCGCTCGAAATCTACAACAAGTTTATAGCACCAATCTCAAACTGGCTTATTACCATATTTAAGCCCGTCTGGGTCGCTGTATACACGACAATCGGCGGACTAATAAACACAACGCTAAGCACAATCGGAGGCTTTGTGCGCGGCGTATTTACGGTACTCGGCGGATTGGTTGACTTCATCGCGGGCGTATTCACAGGCAACTGGAAGAAAGCCTTCGAAGGGTTGAAGAGCATTGTAGGCGGCGCGCTTGGAGCGCTTGGCGCAATCGCAAAGGCACCAATTAACGCGTTGATTGACATCATTAACGGCTTCATTAACGGCTTGAACCAAATCAAAATACCAGATTGGGTGCCAGGCGTCGGCGGTAAGAATATGAACATACCGAAAATACCGAAGCTCGCCCGCGGTGGTGTCGTTGACCGCGCAACCCTTGCCGTGGTCGGTGAAGCAGGACGCGAAGCGGTCGTGCCACTTGAGAATAACACAGGCTGGCTCGATAAAATCGCAAGCCAACTAGCCGAAAAAGGTGGCGCAGGAAGCCAGGCTCAGACTATAATAGTAAAAATTGGCGAAGACGAACTGGTACGTCGCGTCATCGACGGAATTAACGACCAGAGCTACTTAAATAATCAAGGGGTGATATTGGTATAACATTATGGCAGAAGCACTTGTAACAATCGAAGGCGTCGAGATACGAGAATTAAAGAAGTACGACGTACAGGCGAGCAAGCTCTGGAAGGACGCAGGGCGAAATATGAGAGGCAGTATGAGAAGCACGCTTATAGGTATCTTTCCGAAGCTAGAGCTGGAGTTTGTGCCTATGGAATACGCCCGAGCGGCGCAAATCGCGGGAATATTGAACCGCCCCTTTTTCAATGTGCGCTACTTCGATATTCACACGAACTCGTACAAAGCACAGACATTTTACGCGAACGACCTCAAGCTAGGAGTGCTCGACCGCAGACGCGGACTAGTAACCGACTTCAAAGTGAACCTGATAGCGCAGGAGGCGCAGAGGTAGTATGCACGACAGAAGGCTAGACGACCTGCGAGATAGGCAGGAGTTTATAAACGGCTTGGACATACCAGCCCGCGAAATGGAGATGTTTCTCCAGACAATGGACGAACACGAAGAAATCACAATGACAGACCGCGACCTCCTC